TGCTGCTCTACGGCCAGGCCGAGGGCGTGGTGCGAGCCGAGTACTGCGGTGTGCCCTGCCAGATCCGCCTCGACTGGCTGCACCCGCATCGCGGGATCGTCGATCTCAAGACCTGCGACGACCTGACCTGGTTCGAGGCCGACTCCCGCCGCTTCGGCTACCACCGGCAGATGGCCTTCTACCAGGCCGTCCTCGCGGCCGCCGTCGGCAACCTGGCCGCAATCCCCGTCCATGTGATCGCCGTCGAGAAGAAGGAGCCGTTCCGTTGCGGCGTGTGGCGCGTGAGCGACGACACGCTCGCCATCGCGCGGCGCGAGAACGAGGCGGCAATCCGGCGGCTTCTGGCGTGCAGACAGGACGACCGCTGGCCAACGGGATACGAGGAGGTCCGCGCACTCGACGTCTCGTGAAGATCGCCCCGGGGCGGCTGCGGCGTGTCCATCAAGATGCGGCGGCCACCCGCCCCGGGCGCGTCCGGCAGGGCCGGGCTATCGGGGTCTCATGAGCCCCGAGACGCGGGTTCGACTCCCGCACCTGCCACCAGGACTGGCCAGTCCAGTGGAACGGAACCCTTTTGCTCGGACAAGGAGGTGTTATGTCACGGCTACAGCAGATTCACAGCGGCCCGCGCCAGACGCCGCCCCGGCTGCTGCTCTACGGCACCGAGGGCATCGGCAAATCGACGACGGCGTCGCAGGCGCCGAAGCCGATCTTCATCCCCACGGAAGACGGCCTCGACCAGATCGATTGCGATAGCTTCCCGCTGGCGAAGCAGTTCAGCGACGTCGTCGCGGGCCTATCGGAGCTTTACTCCGAACAGCACGAGTACCAGACGGTCGTGATCGATTCGCTCGACTGGCTGGAGCGCCTGATCTGGGACGACGTCTGCCGCGCGTTCGGCGTCAAGGGCATCGAGAAGGCCGACGGCGGTTACTCGAAGGGTTACACGCACGCGCTGACGCAGTGGCGAGAGGTGTTGAGCGGCCTGGATGCGCTCCGGAACGAGCGCGACATGTGCGTGATCCTGCTCGCTCACGCCAAGGTCGAGAAGTTCGAGGACCCGGAGTCGGTCGCGTACGACCGCTACTCGCCCCGGCTGCACAAGCATGCGGCCGCGATCCTGACCGAGTGGTCCGACGCGGTGTTGTTCGCCACGCGGAAGTTCCGCACCGAGACCGAGGACGCCGGCTTCAACCGGACGCGGGCCATCGCGGTCGCGCTGGGCGCGGAAGGCGGCGAACGAATCCTGCGCACGGTCGGCGGGCCGTCGTGCGTGGCCAAGAACCGCTACTCGCTGCCGGCGGAACTCCCGCTCTCGTGGGAGGCGCTCGTCGCGGCGATGAGCCGCAGCGCCGAAGGCAATCCCCAACCCTCAACGGAAGGAGACGGAACGAATGGCTAACCTCAACGGATTTGACGCGCGGGAAGTGGAACCGCAGGCCGGCTTCGAGCCGATCCCGGCGGGCAAGTACCTGGCCGTCATCACCGGCTCGGAGATGAAGCAGACGAAGGCCGGCGACGGGAGCTACCTCGATCTGGTGTTCCAGATCATCGAGGGCCAGTACAAGGGCCGGAACCTCTGGGCCCGGCTGAACCTCAACAACCCGAACGAGACGGCGGTGAAGATCGCACGAGGGGAACTGTCGGCGATCTGCCGCGCCGTCGGCGTGATGACGCCGAAGGACTCGTGCGAGTTGCATAACTTGCCGCTGCTGCTGACCGTCAAGCTCAAGAAGCGGGAGGACACCGGCGAGCTCCAGAACGAGGTCAGCAGCTACGCCAAGAAGGAAGCGACCGTCGGCCAGCCGCAGCAGGCGACCACGAACACGCCGCCCTGGAGGCGCTCGTGAGCGACGTTCCCGTCACACAACCGTTGCAGGAGGGCGCAAGCCCTCCTGCAACACCAGAAGACCTGTTCCCGAAGGACATCGTCGCAAACTGCCACGAGCTGTCCGTTGGCGAACACTACCGGATCGCCCGAATGACGCGCGAAGAGGTCGCAAGGCACTACGCCGTACGGCACGTGGACGAGTTCATCGCCCGCGTGAAAGCCGCGATCAGGCACTGGGACGGAGTGGAACTGTGATCGAGTTGGAGCTGCCGTATCCGCCGTCGGTCAACCACTACTACCGCCATGTCGGGCCCAGGATGCTGATCAGCCGAGAGGGACGGCTTTTTCACACGCGCGTGCGCGCGATCCTCGCGTCCGCCGGAGTGCGGCCACTGTGGGGGAAGCTCGCGGTGCAGATCGAATTGTACCCGCCTGACAACCGCCGTCGTGATGCGGACAACGCAATGAAGGCCTTGATCGATTCGCTCCAGCACGGCGGAGCGTACAAGGACGACAGCCAGATCGTGAAGCTCGCCATCGAGAAATGCTCCCCCACCCCCGGCGGGCGAGTGATCGTGAGAATCGAGGAACTGTGATGGAGCTTCGACCCTACCAGCGCGAAGCCGTCGACGCCGTCTATCGCTACCTGAGAGAGCGCGACGGCAATCCTGTGATCGTCCTGCCAACGGCAGCCGGGAAGACGCCCTTGCTTGCCACGATCTGTGACGACGCGATCACGAAATGGAACGGGCGCGTCCTGGTGCTGGCGCATGTCAGGGAACTCCTTGAGCAGACCCGCGGTCACCTGGCGGAGATGGCCTCGCACCTGCGGGTGGGCATCTACTCCGCGGGGCTCCGGCGCCGCGATACGGACCACGCCGTGATCGTGGCCGGCATTCAGTCTGCGTATCGCCGCGCCTGCGACCTCGGCCCGTTCCACCTGGTGCTGATCGACGAGGCGCACATGATCCCGCCCGAAGGCGACGGGATGTACCGGCAGTTCCTTGCCGACGCGAAGGTGATCAATCCGAACATCCGCGTGATCGGGCTTACGGCGACGCCGTTCCGAATGACCTCCGGCCCCATCTGCACGCCGGACGGATACCTGAACGCCATCTGCTATGAGATCGGCGTCAAAGAACTGATCCGCGACGGCTACCTCTGCCCGCTCAGAACGAAGGCGGGACACGACAAGGCTGACTTTGAGAATTTGCACGTCCGGGGCGGCGAGTTCATCCCCGTCGAAGTCGAGGCCGCGATGGACACGGACGCGCTCGTCCGGTCGGCTTGCGCGGAGATCGTCGAGTACACGAAAGACCGGCACTCGGTGCTGATCTTCGCGTCGGGCGTGCAGCACGGGCGGCACATTCAGCAAATCCTCCAGGACGTGCACGGCGTCGAGTGCGGGTTCGTGTGCGGAGCCACGCCGGACACCGAGCGCGATGAACTGCTGGCTCGGTTCCGGGGCAACGGCCAGGCGGCGCTCTTCGGCGGCAAGGGGCCGCTCAAGTGCCTCTGCAACGTCAACGTTCTGACGACCGGCTTCGACGCGCCGAACATCGACTGCGTCGCACTGCTCAGGCCGACCAACTCGCCAGGCCTGTATTACCAATGCTGCGGGCGCGGGTTCAGGCTGCATCCGAGCAAGAAGGACTGCCTCATATTGGACTACGGCGGGAATGTCCTGCGCCACGGGCCGGTGGACGCGATCCGTGTTCAGGAACAGGACAAGCGCGGCGAAGGCGAGGCGCCGGCGAAGGAATGCCCGAACTGCCACGAGCTGGTCGTCGCCGGATACCAGACCTGCCCCGAGTGCGGGTACGAGTTCCCGCCGCCGGAGCGCCAGCGCCACGAGCCGAAAGCCTCAACGGAGAGCGTCCTGTCCGGCGAGGTGACCGTGCTCGACTATGAGGTTCAGGCGGTGACCTACGCCGTGCACGTCAAGAAGGATGCGCCGCCGGACCACCCCAGGACGATGCGGGTCGACTACCAGGTCGGATTCCAGTTGTGGTTCTCGGAGTGGGTGTGCATCGAGCATACCGGCTGGCCGCGCCAGCGTGCGGAGTCCTGGTGGCGCGAGCGGTGCCATGAGGCGTGCCCGGCGACCGCAGACGCAGCCGTCGAGATCGCGCGGTCGGGCGCGCTGGCACCGACATTGTCGATCAAAGTCCGTCAGGTCTCCGGCGAGAAGTTCCCGCGCATCATCGGCTACACGCTCGGCCCGAAGTCGCCCCGTCCTTCGGCAGGCTCAGGGCGGCATGAGCTTGTCGAATGCCGCGAGCCGGGCGCGGACGAGGACATCGAGCAGGAAGCCGAGCCTGCGGCCGCGTGGTACGACGACTTGGACGTTCCCTTTTGAGGAGCATGGCGATGCTTCCCCGCTTCAAGAAACGCCGCCGCCGGTGCCTGAAGTGCAACCGCTTCTTCCAGAGCGAAGGGGCGTGGAACCGGATCTGTTCCAAATGCAATTCGGAAAACCGAGGAATCCTCGACATGCCAACGCGCGGGCCGCGCTGGAACGGCGAACCGATGTACGAGCGGGGGAGGACACGGTGAGGAACACGGTCAACCATCCGAAACACTACACGAGCCACCCGTCGGGCATCGAGTGCATCGAGATCGCCGAGCATTTCGACTTCGTCATCGGGAACATCATCAAGTACGCCTGGCGCGCCGGCTTAAAGAAAGGGACATCGAAGATCGAGGACTTGGAGAAGTGTCTCTGGTACGCCGAGCGGGCGGTGGAGCGAGAGAGGAAGCGGGAGCGGCGATGAACGACTTTCACATCGATCCTGAGTTTGCATCTCTTGTCCCGCCGCCGCAAGCGGAGGAGGTGCGGCTGCTTGAGGAGGTTCTGGTCCGCGAGGGTTGCCGTGATGCACTCGTGGTGTGGGCAGGCCATGACATCCTTCTGGACGGGCACCGCAGACTGAATATCTGCCGGCGGCACGGGATTCCGTTCGAGACGACCGAGTTGGCGTTGCCGGATCGGGAAGCTGCGGCCGACTGGATCGACCGGAATCAACTGGCTCGGCGAAACCTGCCCCCCGCGGACTTTCAGCTCCTGCTCGGGCGGCGGTATAACAGGGCGAAGAAAAAGCACGGGGGAGACAGGAGAGCAAGTGGACAAAATGCCCACTTGCTTCGTACCGCCAACCGCATCGGGAGCGAGCACGGCGTAAACGAACGCACTGTCCGGCGCGCCGGCCGGCTCGCCAGTTCCATCGAAGCGGTCAGGCCGGAAGTGCCCGACATCGAGAAGCGCTACCGGAGTGGCGATCTTTCGGCCTCTGTGATCGTGCAGGCCGCGAGAGACCTGGCGACGGCGGCGGAAAAACTGTCCCGCCCTCACGTCGCACGCAACACCGGAAACAACGAGTGGTACACGCCGCCCGAGTACATCCAGGCGGCCCGCGCCGTCATGGGCGGCATCGACACCGACCCCGCATCTACTGAGCACGCCAACCGCACAGTACGTGCGAAGGTGTTCTACACAGCCGGGCAGGACGGCCTGAAGCAGAAGTGGAGCGGGTGCGTCTGGCTCAATCCGCCGTATTCGCAGCCGCTGTGCAGCCGGTTCTGCGAGTCGGTCGCCGAGCGCTTCGACGCCGGTGAGGTCAAGCAGGCGATCGTGCTCGTGAACAACGCCACCGACACGGTGTTCTTCCAGCGGATGCTCCGGAGCGCGTCCGCCGTTTGCTTCCCCAGAGGCCGCATTCGGTTTCTCGACACCGACGGCAACCCCGGCGCGCCGCTCCAGGGCCAGGCCGCGCTCTATTTCGGGCCGCGAGTATCTCAGTTCACGGAGAGGTTCCGCAAGTTTGGAGGAGTATGTCATGTCGCACGCTGACGCCTGCGGAACGAACCCGATGCTGTGGGACTGCCAGCGCCGGGGCTGCTTCAACGTCCACAAGCGGCCCAAGATCGAGGTCTTCGCCGAGTGCCTGCCGGGGCGAATCGCGTTCTCGGACGTGGACGGCATCGTCGAGATCAACGGCAACCTGCTGGTTCTGGAGTGGAAGAACCGCCCTCACATCCCCACGGGGCAGAGGCTGCTCTATGAGCGGTGGACGGCGAACGGGCCGACGGCGGTGATCCTCGTCGTCGGCGACGCACGCGATATGACGGTCGAGGAGATCGCCTACGTCTCCGGCGGAGAGATCGCCCCCTGGCGCGACATGGACCTTGCGGGCTTGAAAGAGGTGATCAGAGATTGGGCGGAATGGGCGTCGTCCCATCCTGTGACACGCGGTGCGGAAAGAGCTGGCGAGAATGAAGACACACGACAACAGCATGCTTGAGATCGCCCGCCGCTACGTGAAGGCGGGCCTTTGCGCGTTGCCGGCCAACATCGAGTTGAAGATGCCGGCGCTGCCGGCGTGGAAGGAGTACCAGAACCGGCTGCCGACAGACGCGGAACTGGCGGCGTGGTTCCGGCGCGGCCGCGCGGTCTGCATCGTGACCGGCGCGGTGAGCGGGCAGGCCGAACTGATGGACTTCGATAACGCGGGGGAACTGTACCCCGCGTGGGTGGAACTGGTGAACGCCGAAGCGCCGGGGCTCCTGGATCGGCTCGTGCGCGAGCGTTCGCAGAACGGCGGCAAGCACGTCCCCTACCGCTTCCGCGGCCCCGTACCGGGCGGGCAGAAACTGGCGCAGCGTGTTATCCGCACCCCTGACGATCAGGAAGTCCTCATCAAAGGCAAGAGCTACAAGCCGAAATGGGTCGTGGATCATTGGGAAATCCGCCTGACGCTGATCGAGACGCGCGGCGAGGGCAACCTCTTCCTCTGTTCGCCCACGCCGGGCTATGAACTCGAACAGGGTCGGCTCGAAGAGTTGCCAGTCATCACCGCCGAAGAGCGTGAGATTCTCATCCGGGCGGCGCGGTCGCTCAACGAGCTGGTTGTCCCCGTCGAGCCGCCGCGCCTGCCAGCCACAGAACCGGGCGGCCGGCCAGGCGACGACTTCAACGCGCGCGGCGACGTCCGCGCCCTGCTGCAGAAGCACGGCTGGGCGCTGGTCAAGGGCGGCGAGAACGAGTACTGGCGCCGGCCCGGCAAGGAACGCGGCTGGAGTGCGACGCTCAAGAACCGCGTGTTCTACTGCTTCAGCAGCAACGCGCCGCCGTTTGAGGAAAATCGCGCCTATGGGCCGTTCAGTGTCTACGCGCTGCTCGAGCACCAGGGCAACTTCACCAGTGCGGCGTCCGCACTGCGCGCGGAAGGATACGGCAGCGACACCGCTGCCGACAGCGGCGTCGACCTGTCCGCGCTGATGCCGCGCCCCAAGGAATCCGGCGGCGGCGACCCGCCCGACAAACCCGCAACCCCCGATCCGGGCTCGCTGCCTGAAAACATGCTGCGGATTCCTGGGTTCGTGAGCGAGGTCATGGACCTCTCGCTCGCGGTCTCGCCGTATCCGAGCCAGGTGATGGCCTTCTGCGGCGCGCTCGCACTTCAGTCCTTCCTCGCCGGCCGCAAAGTCCGCGACCCGGGCGACAACCGCACCAACATCTACCTGCTCGGACTCGCACACTCCTCGTCGGGCAAGGACCACCCGCGCAAGGTCAACTCGCGCATCGTGAACGAGATCGGGTTCGGACACTGCCTCGGCGACCGCTTCGCGTCCGGCGAGGGCATTCAGGATTCCCTTTTCGTCACGCCGGCGATGCTCTTCCAGA